AAACGGTTACCGTTGGTCATATTGGCAGTTACATTCTTGCGAAGCTCTGGAATCAAAACAGTTCTATGTATGTTTTCTTCAGCTTGTTCTACAAACGTAGGAATTTGCGAGACGAATGTTGTCTCGTTATTCTCAGTATAGTCCTGTATGGCCTGTGATAACTCAGAATAGTTCATTTGAACTTAACCCATTTTAAAGTTTCCGCCGCGAGTTGCAGCTCCCATGCCGCGACACTTGCCGCCCAAGTACATCTTCTTGGGCATTTTGCCACCGTAGCTCATTTTGCCTACGCCATCAGCGGCAAAAGCTGGTACAGACTTATCACCCTTCTTTACCATTGGCATCTTTCCGCCAGACTTCATAGCAACAGGTTTTTTCATTTTTCCACCGTACATCTTTTTCTCAGCTTTCTCTTTCTTTTCGCGCTCTGCTATGGTGAGACCATCAGGGCTTTGTGTACTCATCTCCTCGACCCCATAGATAGATTTGGGGCGAGCTTTGGGACGCAAGGATTTTTTAGGTGCTGGCATTTTAATCTCCATCTGTTGTGATGACAGTAACTCTTCCTACGGACGCTACCATATATTGTGCTGAATTCCAAACTGGATTCCAACCAAACAGCTCTCGGCTTTCTAGTAGAGAAGTATCTGGGCGTGGATTGCGTAGTGATTGAGGGTCGTTAATCTTTACGCGCCCAAGAAAGTTTTGGGGCTGGTCTGGGTCAACAACATCTCTACCAACAAGAAAACCCGTCTTAACGCCGTTGTTGTATTCAGGCACAAGGTCTTTGAGGGGGTAGCGAAACCCCGTCTTGTCACAGAACCCGAAGGCGTATTTGGCTTTTGCGTAGCTCATTATCCACCCATCATAAACGTATCAAAGGGTACAAACTTGATTGACGCTGTTTCCTCATCCTCACCAGCAGCGAGCTGGAACTGGAACTCATACTCTTGCTTCAACAGCGGAACACGAGCAGCAACATCCGGCTTCTTCATGGCAATATAGTAAGCCATGCCCGATACTAAGGCTGGCACAAAACGAGGTGGTACAGTCGTAACATCCCCACCAATGCCACTCGACAAACCATCAATCCCCTTTAGCCTATAGTAAGATAACGTATACGGCGTAGTGGCGTCCGGCACGGGCCATAGCGTTACTTTGACTTCCGTGGGGAGCCTTTGGACGTAGATTTGGGTTGGCCTGCCTTGCGTGTTTTTGTTGGTTTGCTGGGCGTAGGTCGCGACACTGACCCTTTCGAGGGCGGTGTCGGTTTGATTTGTACCTGTACCTGTGCGGACTTGATGTTCGATGAGGTCGATGGTGTCCGAAGGAAGGGTATACGTTGACGTACCCGCTGTAATAGCGAGCGTACCCGCTTCAATAGTGAAGAGATTGAGACCACGATTCTGCCACTCCAATGTTAATATGTTAAGGCTCCTACGAGCCGTTTTTAAATCATAGCCAGAACGCATCTCAAGGCCAGCACGTTCATATGCCTCCTCAAATAGTTCTGGTAGGTCTGGTGTGACTACTGCCATGATCTAAGTCTTCCTATACTTCGCCGTCTTCTTGGCAATTTTCTTCGGTTGCTTGGAGACCTGCTTACCTTTTTTAGTAGCCTCGCGCTTCTTCTTAGTAGTAGCGGCGTATTCCTTAGCCGTCAAAGCCTTGATAGCTTTCTCAGGGAGGTATCTCTCGCCTGTAGCCTTCTTGCCCTGAGTAGAAGGCTTACCAGACTTGGTCCGCCATTTCTGCTTGGTCCAGTCTTTAAGACTTTTTTGGCTTGCTTTTAGCGCCATCTGCTTTAGCCTTTGCTGCCTTGCTTAAATCTTTATAATGCACCAGCTTTACGCTTGTCTTGCCGTGAGTCTTGCCTGAGTGCAGCGAGCCATCAGGCATCTTGTGTGTCCCGCCCTTATGGACAGTCCCGTCCTTCCGATAATGCTTTACGCCCTTCACGATGTATACCCCCCACCAGAATCCTTATAGGCCTTAGCCAGCATCTGGGCCTTTCTAGCGGACCATTGACCGGGCTTGCCACCCTTGCCACCAGCTTTTATTCTATTAAACAAACGCTTGCGCTTCTCGGGTTGAGTGTAGTTACCCGCCTCATTGACTTTGCTCTCTGTCTTACCACCTTTGCCAAAGCGAATGATGTCTAAATCCCTCGCATCGTCTCCAGTTGAAACGCGATTGCCAGTAAGCTGACTTCCCATTTGAGACCGAGATATTACCATTTTTCTTTATCCGCCCAATATGCTGCAGACATTTTGCCCTTGGCAATGTTCTTGCCGTGACGAGCCTTAAAGGACTTGCGCTTGGCCTTCATGCGATCAGACTCCCCCGCCTTGGGCTTGCCAGCAGTCTTTGCGCCTTTTTCACCAAACCGGATAGTCTTGATCTTATCACCCTCTTTAGCCACAACAATGTGAGACTTTTTTGGATGATTAGGAGTCCGCTTAGGCTTATTAAAGCCAGATACTCCTGCTCTTGCTAACCGTGGGTCTTTTTTCTCAGCCATAGCTCACTCGTAAAAGATTGTAGCAGACACGTTTTCGGGTAGCGATACATACACGCCGTTTTTGGCAAGGATGCCATCTCCCGGTATTATAATATCGACTGTACTTTGAGCCTTCTCGTCAACCTCAAGAAGCACAGAGCCGGAAGCTGCTGACGCATTATCATAGAATATTACATTCCCTGACGCCCCTGATCCTGTGTTTACGACCACGCCTCTCAAACGGCACCTACGATTTATAAGTGCCGATGAAGCGTGTGCGTGAGCGGAAAGTACATCATTACCAGCCATAACGTATTACTCTATAATCAAAGTCATCTTACTGCCAGCTCCAGTAAATGCGGAAACAAAACAACCGTTATCAGCGAGTATACCATCATTAGGGATATATACGTCATTCCAGCCCGTAGGTAGAGTTAAATCAAGTATGATATCACCTGTGGCACTGCCATTACGGATAGTGAAGGCGGCGGCTGCAGCGGCGTTTACCAGAACCCCCTGAAGCCTACCCCGTGACGGTCCTACAACTGCAGGGGTGTCGCCCACTGCGAAGTTAAATGCGCGAACCTCTTGTCCAGCCATAGCCTAGTCCTTTTTCTTTGAGGGACGACCACGCTTCTTTTTAACAGGTTTCTCTTCCCAAGCCTCATTCACATCAGGTGTGGAAGGGTCGTCTGCTTTAAGCGTACCGTCATCATTTCGAGCGCGAACAGGAGTGGTCTTGATGGGAGAACCATCAGGATATAGTCCACGCCGCGCAAGTTCTTCGGCAGAGGGGGCTTTAAACCTACTCATAATTTAACCCCTTTATGCTGCAGCGATTGTGGCACCTGTATCAGAACGCTTCCAGTCTGTGCCATTAGAGAAGGCCAAGATTGCTGCGCCTGCTGCACCGTTAGAAACGTATACAAGCGTACCAGCACCTGCATCAGATGCTGATGGAGCGGTTGCAACTGTGTATGTTGGAACTTTGATGTCGCCAATGAAACCAGCGGTTGAGGTCACTGGACCTGAAAATGTAGTCGAAGCCATTTTAGTACCCTTTGCATAAGGATTCGCTTTGTAGTCTATGCAACGTCAGGAGGGCGGTAACCTGTCTACAAAGCTGATGTTTGCCCTAGTAATGACAGAATACACTAGGTTTAAACAAAAAGAAAGAGGCGATCCGAAGACCGCCCCTAACTATAGAAAGTTCAATTGAACTTATGCACCGGGCGAACCGTACATCCCAAGCGGATCGGATACACCGAAAGAATAACGCTCACGCGCTTTGTAGCGCACGTTACCTGTATCGAAGTCACCGTCCATAGATGTCTGCATGGCTGTACGCACAAAGTGCTTCATGCCGTTTGGAACATCTGTAGTCAGGAAGAAGGCGTCTGCGTCAGTCAGATAGTGGTTGACGCGGTAACCTTCAGGGATCGAACCATTAGTGTTGATAGCATTAATGTCGTTATCCGCTGTACCTACACGCAGTTCAGTCTGAAGCAAACGAGTCGCAACAAACATCAACGCAGGTGGAACAATGAGCTTGCGTGGGCGAGCTGCAATCAACAGGCCACGTTCATCAGTGAACGCTGCAATGTCAATTACTGCTTGCTCAAGCGAGGTTTCGTTCAAGTCAGCAGCGACTGCAGGGCGGTTGGCGTTATTAGTGCCAGCCACAGTGCCGTGTGTTGTTGAGAACAGTGTAGTGCCATCACCAGAGTTGAATGTGGTGAAGCCTGTGTTCAACAACGAAGCTGCTTTAACCTGCTTGGTGTATGCCATGGCGCGAGCCAAGGCTTTAGTATAACGAGCAGACAGAGAATCGTACAAGTTATCTTCCATCGCTTCTTCAGTGATGGAGAAACCCATGCCAACAGTCTCGTGATTGTAACGAGCTGTAAACGATTCTTGAGCATTATCATAAGAAATGGAAGAGCCTTCAGCTTTAACTGGTGCTGCTCCAAATCCTGATAATTTAACTTCCTCCTCAAAACTACGTTCTGAGTTTTCAGTCTCATAGATTTCTGCATGTTCGTTTTCGTACTTGCCGTACTCAAGCCCAAAGAGAGCGTTAAGACCGGGCAATAGCTCTTTAAGGAGCTGGGCGCGTGAAATAGCCATTAGTTAGCCTCCTTACAAGCCAACAGCATTTGTCATGCTGCTATAACCGGGGTTGAATTTGACCAACAGATCGGGAAAGGCATCCGTAATTGGGGATACTGCAGACACGATACGGAAGGCGGCGGTTGTTGTGACAGTGGTAGCGTCTACTGCAGAAGTTGAGTTACCTGTTGTGGTAGAACCAGTAGAGGTAGACTGCGCTGCTGCAAAGAACGTGTTTGCACCAATGTCAGATTGATCCATCGCACCATCGGCTTGTACTTGAAACAGTACGTTTGGATCGTCAACAACATAGGCTTTGATAGCATCACCATTGGACGTACCAGATGGGTAATACTGAGCCTGAACCAGTTGGCCCGAGGAGTTGACATATTCACAACCAACGAACACACCAAGAGAACCTGTTAAGGTTGTACCTGTTGGGAACGCATTTGTTGTTGCATCGGCACCTGTCGCTGTTGACAGGGCGATATAGCCATCGGCTCCGATGTGAACAACTTGCCCGTAGAACAGGTTAGTCGCTTCACCAGCGGGGTCGATGAGATACTGGGACGTTGCCCCAGCATATGGCATTCCGTCTGCACGTTTGACAGGACGTAGGCCATAGGGAGCTGCTGTAGTAGCCATCTCTCTTACTCCTAATTTAAGTTAGACAAGCTCCCCCTTCAGGTTACTTGCCGAATGATGATCGCGTTGACCGTTCTGGGTCTAGTACGGGCATACGCGGGTCTGAATTGCGCAAGTAGCTATTGTCCACAGCACTCATCTGGTTTTGAGCCTGATCGAGCTGGGCTTCACGGCGAGCTTGCACATTTTCGGTTGAGTTCTGGCAAAGCAGTAATCCACCGACCTCTATGTTGTCTGTAAATCGAGACTCGATATCAGACACAACTTGAAGGTTTGGATGATCTTCTGAACGAACGGGTGTCCATCCCTCACGAAATTTAGAAGAGACGTTGGTGTTATCATTTTTCCCAAGAGTAGCGGTGCGAATCCAGCGGTACTCAATACCGGGTCTGGGTTCGGGGGTTGGTAACATTGAAGGTCTCTGCCATGACACCTTGCGTTGACCCGACTCGCGGGTCTCTGTAGTGCGTGAGTTCCTATTCGACATTATTTCATTTCCTTCATCAATTGCGCCGCATATTGTTCATTTGACAGACCAAGTCTCTTGGCGAGAGAAACCTGCGTTGAGGTCAGTTGCACTTTGCGTGGTCTTTTTCCACTGCGAGCAGCGGGGGCGACTACGTTACCCGCTTGGCGTTGAGGTGCAGATTCCTCAATAATCTCATCGCCAAACTTATCTGGAAACACGCGGCGAACCGCAGCGTCTAACTCATTGTAGTATTCTTCCGTTCT